CAACGAGTTCTGGAATGCTGCTGAAAAATATCTGCAGCAGAACTGGAATCCGGATGAATATGATTTTTATAAGATTCACAGACCTGGAGAGCCGGAACTTGATGATGTAAAGGTGGAGCATGTCTGGGTGTTTGACCAGCCGGGCATGTGCATTCAGTTCGATGTGGCGGTGTCCCTTCATCTTATTATCCCCGATGACAATCATCATTACGACGAGTACGAAGAGAAAGACAAATGGCTGATGCTCCGCTGCGAGGGTGACCTCGACAAGGACCTTGAAGATATGACTATCTTCGAGGTTTCGGAGTACAACGGTAAGAACCGGACAAAGAACGCCTTGGATGATTCCCTTGTTCCGGTTATCGGAAAAGATGATCTTGATGATATTGCGGAGGCATTTCTCCGGCATCATTATAAGAAAGCGCTCCCAGAGCCGTGCTGGGTCGATCCGATTGAACTTGCCACGGGCATGAAATTGAATATTCGCAGGCAGCGGATCACAGAAGATGGTACCGTTTTCGGCCGCAGCTTCTTCTGTGAATGCGACAGTGAAGTTTATGATGCGGAAAAAGGCGAACTTGTAAAAGAACGGATTCCTGCGAAGACAGTCCTTGTCGATCCGAACGTTGCCTTCATGCAGAATCTGGGAGCATACAACAATACCATCGTTCATGAATGCGTCCACTGGGATCTTCATCAGAAAGCCTTCGCCCTTGCCCGTCTTTATGATAAGAATCTGTCAAATGTAAGCTGTAAAGTATCCGGCGGCGTACCGGGGCATGAGAGGGATGCGGTCGACTGGATGGAATGGCAGGCAAATGCTCTCGCACCAAGAATCCAGATGCCGAAAGCCACATTCAAGAAACGCGCAGACCAGTTGTTTTCCCAGTTCAGAAGAGAGACAGACGAGTTCGCTATCGTTGACCTTATTGAAAAGGTCATCACCCAGTTGACCGTGGACTTTGGCGTTTCAAAACTGGCGGCTAAAATCCGAATGATCGATGTCGGTTATGACGAGGCAATGGGGGCGTTCATATATGTGGATGATCATTATGTCCGTCCTTACAGGACAGGTCAGCGCAATATCCTTAAACCGAATCAGACCTTCACCATCAGCGCGGCTGATGCTGCAATTCAGATCTTTTCCAACATGTCTCTCCGCAAGAAGACGGAGAGCGGTTGTTTCCAGTTCGTTGAGAATCATCTTGTTCTCAACGACCCGCTGTTCATAGAGCAGGACATCCTGGGAGACACGGTCCTGACACATTATGCCAGGAACCATATGGAGGAGTGCTGCCTTGTCTTTGATCTGGAGATCAAGAACAAGTACGGCGAGCATTACCACAGCGAGTGTTTCCTGAATAGGGATGAAGCTACGCCTGTTACTTTCGGCGTGACGTTTACCGGCGGATATCAGAACTCGACCTTTGATAAGCAGATGGCGAAATTGGAGGTTGTCCTGGAGGAAGAGAACCTGTTCTGCCTTTCTCTTACCGATGATTACCGGGATTCCCTGCGCAAGGGTATGGTCTGGCGTGAGGAGATGTCATATAAGGAAGTAATCGTACATTCCCGGCTGAACAAAGACGAAGTGGAGAAGATGCACGAGACCATGTCTTACCGGGAGATTGCGGAGAAAAAGAAACTGCGGACGGACTCTGTAACAAAGATCACCAACAAGGAAATCGGGGATAGAGCCGGAATCAACGAGGAGACGGTCGGTCGCTGCATAAGCGGAACCAGGGTAAATCAGCACACGCTCATCCTCATATGTCTTGCCCTGCATCTTCCGTACCTCGCAAGCATGAAGATTCTGAACACAGCCGGTGTAGGGCTGAAGATGGTGGATAAAAGCCAGCAATGGTATCACTTCGTCCTTATGCACATGTATGGTCATCTGGTTACAGAGATCAAAGACTTCCTTGCCGCCCGCGGAGCGGATCCGTTGTAAAGAAAATGCTGTAAAAGATAAATCAGCTTGTAAAGGATATAAGCCGAAAATATAAAAACGGCAAAAATAATGCATATTTCATAGTCTATAAAGAAGAACCGCGGCAGGCTCATGCCTGTGCCGCGGCTCTTTACGCTATGTAAAACGATTATTTGAACATTACACAAACCCCGAAATCATTCCAGCTGTCAATACGAGAATCTTGACCGCCTTTTTCTTTGTCGTATCCATGGAAATGGTTGTATACTAACTTGCCGAAAGGATAGCTGGTCATGCCCCAGGAATGGCCAATACCGATATCCTGATAGCGATACTGGTTCGGATCCACGTGATTTTTGTCCGGAACATTGATGCTGGACGCTACATACAAGCATTCTTCACTATGTGCCACCTCACGTCCGTTAATTTCCAAAACGCCACGTTTATTAACATAGTAGCCATCCGGAGTGATGGTATCCGAAAGCAGATATCCTTCATCATTTAAAGCAATCGCTTCGACATCAATACCGTCGTATGATAAGAAATACCAACCGCCGTGCGTGCTGGTCCATCTGGAGCCGACGGCGGCACTCATTTTTAAATTGGTAACGCCGTTGCTCCATTCAGGCTTGGAAGGATCAACAAAAGCATTGTAAAGCTCGTCTAATTTTCCTCTATATAAATCTCCTCTATGTAAATAAGCGACGATTTCTCTCGAGGATGGTCTACTTGTACTAGTTGGAGTTGCCGTATTCTTCGTCTGCACAACGCCGTTCTGCATCCACTGACCATCACCATTTACCTGATACCCGTCAGGGGTTGTTCCGTTCGTTACGATATAGCCGTTACCGTCGAAGTAATAGCACTCAGAAACGCCATCCCCATTTCCATCGATCCACTGCCATCCGTTTGCATACCAGGCACTGTTATCAGCGTTGGTGCCATACCACCAGCCAGTGTTGTTTTTCTGCCAGCCAGCCGCAAAAGCCGTCATAGCGGAACTGATGGTTAACGCTGCGGTTAATGTAAAGGCTGTAACACGTTGAAAAGTTCTTTTTTTCATCCTTAAATCCTCCCTGTAAAAATTCAAACCTGCTAACCGATCGTTAGCTTCTTATAAAGATAGTATAAGAAATATTGCACAAATTCCCAATGCAAAAAGATAAAAAAATTTTGAAATTCTGAAGAAAAAGTCGACAGCAACTGTCGACCCATTAATATCGGTTTTGTGAGCCGTATGCAGCTTGTAACGTTACGAGCCTGTGTACGGCTCTTTTTTATGCCCAAATTGCCGGAAAAAGCGCGGAAATCCGGCTTTTTCACCCGACAGGTAGTGTCGGATTTTCTATGCGGAAAGTGCCGTATTTTATAAACAGGAAGTCAAAGAAGATTTTCTAAAACATCTCAATTGTCCATAAGGTGGCCACCGGGACGATGGGACGCATCCAGAACCGAGAGAGCAGCAATACTGCTTTCAAAGCGAAGATGTCCCACCGTTAGTTCTCTGCACCCATTTTCCGGCAGCAGAGGCTCCTGGCCATCTTTTTCTATAGGTTCTTCAAGCGTTCCACCGTCCGCGGACGGAAAGGACGCACTGATGAAAAAAACAAAGAACACTGCAGCGCTGACCCGTACCAGCGCATTCCGTGAGGATCGCAAGAACTACCTTACCGAGAGCGGGTACACCTACTATCGCTGGGATGAGGATTTGAAGAAGGAAGTCCCGGTGAACATTGCTCTCGGAGAAGAATTCCAGAATGCTGACGGCACGACCGGAACGATTGACCGCGAAATTCTGATTCTCCTCGACAGCATCGACCATGACGAGGATGTGGAGCAGGACGAATATGAACGCCACACCGACAAGGTGTTCTCCGACAGACTTGCCCGCTATGAGCGTTCCGGCAAGAGCGGTGAGAATGTAGCGAATCCGTGGGATGAAATCGAGGATACCAAATCCGACCCGTTTACCCTGCTGTTTCCGGAAGATGCACCGATGGACGAGAAGGTGCAGAAGATTCTGAAATTTATGGGTGGGCTGACCGAGGCGCAGCGTGACCTGGTTTACGACCACCTTGGGGCATGGAAGTACCTCGAAGATGTCCGCCGTGAAGAGAAAGCCCGCACTGGAAAAGCGGTCACTCAGCAGGCTATCTCCAACCGCTGGAACAAGATCATCGCAAAGGGCTGTAAGCACTTCGGTGTTGAGAAGCCCCGCAAGCGTAAGAAGTAATCACTGCGGTCTGACCGGGGGTTGTTCTTTTCTCAAATGTAACAGAGGAAGAGATACGACCTCCGGGTGCAGACCCGTTCATTGAACAGGAGGATATGAAAAATGATGAATCTGCAACACAGAGTACAGATCAATATTGCAGACCGCAGTGGTCAGAAAAAGCAGGTGCTTGGCAGCAAGAAGGTACGCCTTCCGCAGAGACTTTTGAATCTCATCTTCGGCGATTTCTGCGAGGTGCTGGTACTTACTCCCGGCACAAGTGTAAGAAACATTGAAATTCATGAGATGCGAGGAGGTGCGGACGATGACGAATAAATCCCTTCCGATGCCGATTACGGTCAAGCCATATCAGCATCAGCAGCAGGCTTTTGATTTTGCTTGCATGAGATTCGGCCTTCTCCCTTCCGATTTTAGAAGCAACGGTGTGGCTCTGCTTATGGAAATGGGTACGGGCAAGACGATCACTTCCATTGGCATCTCAGGCATCCTTTATCAGTTTGGCAGGGTCAATCGCATCCTTGTTGTTGCACCGCTGTCTATCCTTGGTGTGTGGGAGGAGGAATTTGAGAAATTCGCTGCGTTCCCATATACGCTGACCATTTTGAAAGGTACATCCGCAAAGAAAAGACAGCAGCTTTCCGAAGTCGGCAAGACCGATGGGCTGGAGATTGTGGTCGTGAATTACGAAAGTGCCAGAATCCTTGAGCCGGAACTGCTGAAATTCAATGCCGACCTCATCATTGCAGACGAGGGGCACAAGCTGAAGGAAAATCGCAGTCAACAGAGCAAGACCATGCATACCCTGGGTGACCACGCACGATAAAAGCTGCTCCTCACAGGTACGCTCATCACCAACCGTGAGATCGATGCCTATAGTCAGTACCGTTATCTGAACAGCCGCATTTTTGGCACATCTTTTTATGCGTTCCGTAACCGCTTCTTTTTTATGTCCGGTTACGGTCAGCACACCCCGGTGTTCAAAAAAGAGATGACCGGAGATTACCTTCGCCGCCTGCATAGCATCGCCTTCCGTGTGACCAAGGCTGAATGCCTGGACCTCCCGGAAATCACCGAAGAGATCCGCACCATCGACCTTGAGCTGAAAGCACTGAAACTGTATCAGGAATTGGAGGAAGAGTCCTTTGCCGAACTGCGCGACAGTGAGGTAACCGCACCGAACATCCTTACAAAGCTGCTCCGTCTCTCACAGGTGACGGGCGGGCATCTGACGGATGATGAAAAGGATACGCACATGGTCAGCACCGCTAAGTTGGATGCTCTTTCCGATATCATCGACACCGCTGTTTCCGAAAACAAGAAACTGGTGGTCATGGCGAGATTTGTGCCGGAACTGAATGATATCCAGGCACTGCTTGAAAAGAAGAAGATCGGCTATGCCGTTGTCCGTGGCGGTGTGAAGGACCGTGCCAAAGAGGTGCGCCGTTTCCAGAACGATGATGATTGCCGTGTGTTTATCGGGCAGATCGCAGCCGCGGGTCTGGGTATCACACTTACCGCCGCATCCACCATGGTCTTTTACAGTCTTGATTACAGCATGAGCAATTTTGACCAGGCAAAAGCCAGAATCCATAGAGTAGGTCAGCGAGAGAATTGCCACTACATCTATCTGATTGCCCGCGGCACCGTGGACAGAAAGATCCTCCGTTCCCTCCATGACAAGATCGACCTTGCCAAAACGCTGGTGGATGACTACCGCAAGGGCAAGAATCCGTTCCGGGTCTAATCCCGGGCGGAGGGGGTTGTTTTTTTCCACAAGGTAATAGAAAGGAGGAAGACAACCATGGAAAACGCACAGATCTTTGAAATGGCTGACCGTCTGAAGGCGGCCAAAGAACTGAAGAAAGACCTTGATGCACAGGTTAAGGATGTGAATGCCGAGATTGAGCAGCTTGACCGTGACCTGTCCGATGCGATGGCAGAGCAGGAACTGGACAAGTTCACCCGTAACGGCAGCACCTTTTATCTGAACAGCAGGCTGTTCGCATCCCCGGCAGCAGGCCGTAAGGAAGAACTGTTTGCAGCCCTCAAGAAAAATGGCTACGGCTCTTTGGTCACCGAGACGGTCAATGCCAACACCCTGGCAAGTTTCTGCAAGGAACAGCTTGCCGCCCACGAAGATGAACTCCCGGCATGGCTCGACCATGTGGTCTCCACATTTGCGAAGGTTACGGTCGGAGTCAGGAAGGCTTGATCCTTCCCCGCTGATACAACGAAACACTGAGATCGAATGTAAATCAATTTCTGTATATGGAGGACATGAATTATGTCAGAAGCAATTAAGAACGAAACCACTGAAATGGCTGTAGCAAGTGGATACAGCGCAATCGCAAATATGGACTTCCTCGCTGAGGCTATGAACGATGACTGTGCGGGTCTGGACTTCAAGTTCGACCGCATTAAGATTCCGTCCGGCGGGATGACCGCTTTTGAAGTTCCTTCAGAGGATGGTGAAGGCAGTGACCTGGTTAAGGAGATTGAGGCGGTCATTCTTTATTCTCATCCGGCTAACAGCTACTATACCGAAGCATACAAGGGCGGCAGCAATCCCCCTGACTGTGGCAGCTTTGACGGCATCACCGGAACCGGCACTCCTGGCGGTATCTGTAAGAACTGTCCGTTCAACCAGTTCGGCAGCGGTGAGGGCAAGAGCAAAGCCTGCAAGAACCGCCGTATGCTGTATCTGCTCCGTGAAAATGAGATCTTCCCACTCACTCTGAATCTGCCTACCGGGTCTCTGAAGGGATTCACCAAGTATGTGCAGATCCTCCTTGCCCGTGGCAAGCGTCCGAATCAGGTCGTTACCAAGATCAGTCTCCGCAAGGCTGCCAGTGCATCCGGCATTGATTTCAGTCAGGCGGTGTTCAAGGTAGTCCGCAGTCTGGATGCTGCCGAGCAGAAGAACATCGATGCCATGGCTGATCAGATGAAGGATTATGCTTCCGGACTGACTACTGCCGCAATGGCAGAAGACACTCCCTTCGTGGATGCCGAGACCGGAGAGGTCATCGAGCCTTTGAAGTAATGCACCCATAGACCCGTGCCTGCCGTGGGAGGTTCGCCTCCCGCGGTTATGGCATTTTTGAAGTGAGGTACTCTCTATGAACGATATTAAGAATGAATATAGATGCGTGACCGACCTGGTGGAGGTGAAGGCATATCTGGGTGCTGCCAAGATCGTGTCCTTCGACTATGAGACCGCACCGGATGAAGGTTACCGCGCTGAAGATAAAGCTGCCCTTGATGCAGCCAAAAGCCATATCTGCACCTTGAGCCTGAGTGTCAAAGAGCATACGGGCATCATGATTCCCGTTGCCCACAAGGTCGGTCCCAATATGCCCAAGGCAGAATTTGATGCGTTTCTCATGGAACTTCTGACCGACCGCAACATCATCAAGGTTGCCCATAACCTGTCTTTCGAGGCAATGTTCTCCTATGCAAAAGGAATCGTCATCATGCCGCCTGTGTACGACACGATTGCCGCATCGCAGATGACGCTGAAAAATGCCTACGATTTCCGTAAACTGTCCGATTCCGGTCTGAAGAAACTCGCCGGGGAACTTTGTGGAGAGCCGCTCCCTTCCTTTTCTTCGGTGACGGACGGTAAGCACTTTGATGAGCTGGACTCTGCGGATGAAGAAACGATCCGCTATAGCTGTGCCGACTCGGATTTTGCACTCCGTTTGTATCACATCTTCAATAACTGGTTTGACCGTTTCCTGCCGAAACACAGATTTTTGGTGGAGCAGGTGGAAAGTCCCACCGCCGTATACCTCGGCATCATGAAGTACAACGGTGTGCCGATGAACCTTCCGCTGATGCAGGAGCGTAAGGCAGAAGCCGATACCGAAATGAAGCGTATCCGCAGTGAGATTGCTTTCATGATCGGCGATGTGAATATCGGCAGTAATTGCAGCACCAATGCCTTCAAGTCCTATCTTTTCAACGACCTGGGACTGCCTGTTCTCAAAACCACGGAGAGCAACCGTGAGGCTGCGGATGATGCCACCATGATCATGCTGAAAGAGTGGTGCGATGCCAACCGCCCGGAACTGTCTCACCTGTTTGAACTGGTGCAGGAATACCGCAAGTGGAACAAGATCGCATCGACTTATATTGACGGCTATATGAAATACATCAACCCGGCTACCGGGCGTATCCATCCGAATTTCTATGCTCTTTCTACGGATACGGGAAGGTTCAGCTGCAACAGCCCTAACCTCCAGAACGCTCCGAGAAAGACGAATGACCCCATCGGCGTCCGAAATTTCATCAAAGCGCTGGAGGGCTGCCTTATCGTCAGCTGCGATTACAGTCAGATCGAACTGCGTGTTGGTGCCCATTACTGTCAGGACGAAATTATGATGAATACCTACCGCACGGGTGGTGATATCCATGCCGCCACCACCAGCGTTATCTTCAATATTCCTTACGATCAGGCACAGGACAAGCACACTGAAAATTATAAAGAACGCCGTACCATCGCCAAGAATGTGAACTTCGGTACATTCTATGGTCTTTTCCCCCGTGGTCTTCAGAAAACGCTGAAGTTTAAAGCCGGGGTCGAAAAATCCGTGGAGGAATGTCAGGAGATCATCGCAAACCTCAAAGCAGGTTATCCGGCGCTGGTCACATGGCAGGAAGAAACGAAGGCAGATGCCTACCGCAAGATGTATTCCGAAACAAGACTCGGCAGACGCAGATACCTCCCCGGTATTCGTTCCGAGGATTGGGGTAAGAAGAGTTTTGCAGAACGCTGCAGTATGAATACACCGATTCAGGGTACGGCAGCAGATATTTTGAAACTGGCACTCGGCCGTATTCTTCTGGGACTGCCAGAACGTCCGTGGCTGAAGCCTATCCTTCAGATCCATGATGAACTGACCTTTATCATCCCGGAGGACAAGCTGACCGAAGCTGTCGCATTTATCAAGGACTGTATGGAACCGCAGCCGTTCCCGGAATTTGACCTGCCCCTCGTGGCAGAAGCATCCGCCGGTCCTACCTTTGGACAGATGGAAGAATTGGAGGACTGATTATGTATAAGAATTCTGAAGGCTATAGCGATCCGACAGCCGGAGCAGCTATGAGCAGCATGATGAAAGAATATCGCCAGACCCGTAAAAAGGTCTGGCAGAGACAGAATGAAATGAAGACCCGTAAGAAGGTCTATGTGGCATCCCGTTACGCAGGAGATGTGGAGGCAAATACCGCCGCCGCACTGGATTACTGCAGGTATGTCATCAAGGAAAACTGTATTCCCGTGGCAAGCCATATCCTCTATGCCGCCTCCGGTATGCTGAACGATAACAGCGAAGCGGAACGCGAACTGGGGCTGATGTTCGGGCTGTCCCTTTTGGCAGTCTGTGACGAGGTGTGGGTGTTCGGTGACATCTCTGCCGGGATGCAGCAGGAGATCACGGAGGCAAAGAAGCTGGGCAAGCGTGTCCGCTATGTGAAGGAGGGAGTTTGATGGAAGTTTCAGCACAACAGGTTCTTCTCAGTCTGTTCAACGCACAGGATACCGTATGCCTGCGTGTGTTCGCAGACCGCAAGGACGATATTTATAAAGGGCAGAAACTGTCTGTGGAATGCGGAAAGTTCACTTCTATGGAAGATACGCTGAAACAGCACAACGCTCTGCACCGAGGCATTTTCTATGTGGTCAATTACGGCGGTCACGATGATGACAGCATCACCCGCATCAATGCCCAGTTCGTTGAGATGGACAGCGGAACTTTTGAGGAGCAGCAGGCAAAGATCGATGCCTTTCCGCTTGCACCGTCCATGATTATCAGAACGCGGAAATCCCTGCACACCTATTGGTTCATCTCCGGCGGTGAGGTGCTGAAGTTCCGTCCAATCCAGAAGGGTCTGGTCAAGCATTTCGGCGGTGACCCCGCCTGTGTCAACGAGAGCCGTGTCATGCGTCTTCCGGGATATGACCATTGCAAGAAAGACCATGTGAAGGTGGAGTGCATCCTGTTCCATCCGGAACGCAAGTATACGCAGGCACAGCTGGCAGAACACCTTCCGCAGGTGGAGGCAGATGCCCCGGTGGAAACGAAGAAAGGTTCGGAAAAGGGTCTGAACATCGTGACCCATGAGTGCGATTTCATTAAACACTGTCAGCAGAATTCCGTAACCCTGTCGGAGCATGACTGGTATGCCATGATCTCAAACCTTGCCGTCTTTGAGGGCGGTGTGGAACTCATTCACAAGTTGTCTGCCGATTATCCCAGTTACGATGCCGGAAATACGCAGAGAAAGATCAATCATTTTCTGGAATCCGGCACCCGTCCGATTACCTGCAAGACTATCGCCGAGAAGGGATTCAAGTGTCCCCGTATGGAATCCGGCGAATGCAAATGCAAGTCCCCGGCTGCACTGTGCTACCTTCCGATGAGTATCGAGGGGCTGCATTCTCTGATCGCGGAACTGCCTGTGCAGGACTCCGTCACCGAAGACCTTCAGACGGCATCGGCATTCGTAAAGGAGTATCTTTTCAATCAGGATGTGGCATCGGCATATTCTATGGTCAATGTGGAACTGAAGGAGCATTTCAAGTTTAAGGGTCCTGTGCTGAAAACACTGGATTCTATGTATAAGGAATCCGCAAAGGCATACCAGAACGGTCTGAAAGCGAGAAAGCATAAGGTGGAAACAGAACTTCCACTGTGGTATGAGCCAACCGATAAGGGGATGCGTTTCCTGCCGGGGGTGCTGGCAGAAGACATGGAGGCACATGAAAATGTATTTTATGCTGCCGAACAGCATTATTCCTACGGTAACGGTGTGTACATGGAGATGGCAGAAATGGAAGTGCAGCATCTTTGTCAGCAGAAGATGCTTGTCCGTGAAACCAAGATGAATCAGATCGTGGATGCGGAAAAGCAGTGGCGTCTGCGTGTGAGAAAAGACATTAAGGACCTCAATGCAAACCCCTTCATCATCAATCTTCGCAACGGCCTTTATAACGTGCTGGAAAATACGCTGACCGAGCATACCCCGGATTATTACTCTACAGTGCAGCTTTCCGTAAGCTATGACCCGAAGGCAGACTGTCCGCTGTTTAAGAAATTTCTTTCCGACAGCATGGATGGTGATATGGCACAGGTGGCACTGCTGCAGGAGATGCTTGGGTATTTCCTTATCCCGGTAAACTCCGCCCAGAAATGCTTTGTCATTGTCGGTGCGGCAGGAGCGGGAAAATCAGTCCTCCTCCGTGTGCTGAACGAACTGCTCCTCGGCAAGGAAAATGTGAGCAATGTATCCTGGCAGTCTCTGAATGAGAGATTTAAGACGGCAGAACTGTTTGGCAAGCTGGCGAATATCTTCGCAGATTTACCTACTCGGAATTTAGAGGATTCAGGAGTGTTCAAGGCGCTGGTCGGTGAGGATTTTCTGACGGTGGAGAAAAAGAACAAAAATCCATTTTCCTTTCAGTCAACGGCAAGACTTCTGTTCTCCTGCAACAGCATCCCTAAGAACTACGGTGACAGATCCGAAGGTTTCTACCGCCGCCTTATCATCATCCGCTTTTCGCATACCGTGCCGAAAGCACAGCGCGATCCGAATCTCTTGGAGAAGTTCCGCAGCGAGGCTGACGGTATCTTCATGTTTGCACTGGAAGGGTTAAAGCGTCTGATGAACAATAATTACCGATTCTCTGAAACCGAGGTCAATGAACTGGAACTGCAGCAGTACCGTGAGGAGAGTGATTCCGTCCTGTCCTTCGTGAAGGAAAGCTGCGAAGTGGGTGCTGATTATGAAGTCGGTTCTACGGAATTGTTCAATGCCTATAAAGCGTACTGCGAGGAATGCGGCCTGAAACCGTTTGCCCAGCGTACCTTTGTGTCCAATCTCACTGCCGTGGTGACCGATGTTACCAAGGGCAAGGATAAGACTGGAAAGAGACGCACCTTGAAGGGCATCCGTCTGCAGGAGCTTCTGGCATAAAACCATAATCATGGACACATTGGACACCAAATTCCCCATACCTTTTTATATTTATGCGTAAAAGCAAAAATTTCCACTAAATTTTCATTTTTTTGGCAGACTGTATGAAGAAATGGGATTTTTAATGTCCAATGCGTCAAAACCCTTGAAATACCGATGTTTTTGCTGGACGGATAAGGACAGACACTTCCGTCCTATAGACAAGGCAACAGGCAGAAAGGTTCTTGCCGGACTGCCGGAGAGGAGTTTTGGACACATGAATGAGTCGGATATCGTCAAAGCAATCATGAAGTACCTGCGGACCGTGCCTGGGTGCTTCTGCTGGAAGGAACACGGTGGAATGTATGGAACAGCAGGCATTCCGGATATCATTGCCTGCATTAACGGACGCTTCTTTGGTTTTGAGGTTAAGACTGCGGTTGGCAAGCCTACGAAACTGCAGGAGGCAACCATCCGTAAAATCCTCGCCGCTGGAGGGACAGCTGTGGTTGTCCGTTCAGTGGATGAAGTAAAAGCTGTGGTAAACGGCATCAATGCACACTGATACATCGAAACAATGCTCCGATGCTGCGAAGGAAATACAGCAAAGGAGGATTCTGATATGGATTCTTATGAGAAACTGGCAAATGCCATCGTGCTTGAGGCAGTGAAGGACTACCGCACGGCACTGAAGCGTGTGGCAAGGCATCCGAAAGACAGGGACGGTCTTGCAGTGAAAAATGAGTGTGAGCGGTTCTTCCGTTCCGGCTGGTTCGGTGTTCTGACGGGAATTGACCCGGAGATGCTGATGAGAAAATTGCAGATGGAGGTACAGTGATTATGACAGCAAAACAGTATTTGAAGCAGGCCCGTTATCTGGACGAGCGTATCAACACCAAAATCGCACAGGTATCTTCTCTGCATAACCTGGCAACCAAGGCAACTTCCACCCTCAGTGATATGCCCGGAAGTCCCACATGTAACACTCACCGCAGGGAAGATATTATCATCAAGATTCTGATGCTTGAAAATGAGATCAATGCGGACATCGATCATCTGGTGGATCTGAAGGACGAGATCCTTTCCGTTATCAAGGCGGTGGATGATGAGGAGTGCCGTCTGCTTCTGGAAAAGAGATACCTCAATTTCGAGCAGTGGGAAGACATTGCAGCGGAGATGTGCACAGGTGTTAAGAATATCTACCGTCTCCACGATAAGGCACTGAAGATGCTCATTCTCCCTAAAAAATGTCAGTAAAATGGAGAAAAATAGAGTAGGTTCTTATGATACCATTATAATGCGAAAAGAGAATAGATAAGAACCGGGCCACCAGGGAGAAATCCTTCGGTGGCTTTTCTTATGCCAACAAGGAGGTGAGCCGATGCCGAGAAAACCAAAACAGCCCTGTGCTTACCCCGGATGTCCGAACCTGTCGGACGGCAGATACTGCGAACAGCATCGCAAGCTGGTGGAGAAGAACTACGAGCAGTACAGTCGTGATCCGGAGGTGCATAAAAAATACGGCAGAGCATGGAAACGAATTCGTGACAGCTATGTTAAGACTCATCCGTTCTGCGAGAGGTGCTTTGAGCAAGGCATCCTCGTTCCTGTGGATGAGGTACACCACAAGGTTCCCATATCAAAGGGTGGAACGCATGATAGAAGTAATCTTATGAGCCTGTGCAAAAGCTGTCATAACAAAATACACCATGAGATTGGTGACCGTCAGATACGAGACTGACCCCGGAGGGGGCCAATTTATCTCTGTGGCTTTAGGTCCCGGAAAACGGCGCCCCCTCAAACGCACAAAAACGGCGGTTCAAACGGGGTATTAAACCCCAGGACAAGAAAGGAAATAAAAATTATGGCGAGAGACGGCACAAATCGTGGCGGCAGACGAGTGCGCGCCGGAGATAAACCGGCACCTGCCGCCGAAAAAATACAAAAAGGGCAGCAAGTCCAAATACTGAACAATGATATTCCCACACTGAGCCCCACAGAACTGGAGGCGGTTGACCTGCCGGAAGGTGCTGTGATGAATGGCGTGGATATGCCAAAGCCGAGCGATTACCTGTCGGCAAGGCAGAAAAACGGTGTTCCCCTCGGTGCGGATGAAATCTACAAGGAAACCTGGCTGTGGCTGAAAGAGCGAAACTGTGAGAAGCTGGTCAATCCCAGACTCATCGAAGCCTACGCACAGGCATTTGCAAGATACATTCAGTGCGAGGAAGCTACCAGCACCTACGGTCTGCTCGGTAAGCATCCGACCACAGGCGGAGTGATCACTTCTCCGTTTGTGCAGATGAGCCAGCAATATCAGAAAAGCGCAAACCTCATCTGGTACGAGATTTACGACATCGTAAAGCAGAACTGCACTGAGGTGTTTGAGGATAATCCAAACGATACAATGGAGCTTCTGCTCCGGGCAAGGAGAAAATAGCATGATTGAAAAAGTGAATCCGAGCCACCCGGATAAGGTGGCAGACCGTATTGCCGGAGCAATCGTTGACCTGGCATATGCGGCAGAAGAAAATCCTAAAATTGCAGTAGAGGTGCTGATCGGACATGGCTTCTGCCATGCGATTGTGGAAACAGATGCCAAGCTGAACATTCGTGACATCATGGATGCCATCAGCCGCATTGCCGGAGATGTACAGCCGGATATTGTGATCGTTCCGCAGGATGCGCATCTTTCGGAAAACCAAGCGGAGCAGTTCCGCTGCGGTGACAACGGCATCTTTAAGGGTGTACCTTTGACGGAGGAGCAGAAAAAACTGTCCGAAATTGCACATTCAATTTATGAAAAGTACACTTCTGACGGAAAGTACATTTTGGACGGCAATCGCCTGATTATCTGCCAGAGCAATGCTGACAGTGAAGAACTGAAAAACACATATCCGGGTGCAGAGGTCAATCCGCTTGGTGATTGGACTGGCGGCACGGATGTGGATACAGGAGCCACCAACCGTAAACTTGGTTCAGATATGGCGGATTCCGTAACGGGTGGTGGACTGCACGGCAAGGATTTATCCAAGGCTGATGTGTCCGTCAATATTTATGCTTTTTTGAAGGCACAGAAAACAGGACAGCCTGTTCAGCTGGTTTGTGCAATCGGTGATGATGAAGTGGACGGTGTCCCGTATGCATACATTGTCGCAGAAGCGAAAGAATATATAGACTCCATCGGCGGTTTTGAGAAATTTGCCGAGTGGGGTCTTTTTTGATGGAGGTGAGGACGATGAGCAAGACAACAACTGAGATGCAGCTGGTGGATATCCATAAGCTGATTCCCTATGTGAATAATGCTCGTACACACAACGTACAGCAGATCAATAAGCTCCGTTCTTCCCTCCGGGAGTTCGGTTTTATCAATCCCGTCATTATCGACCGGGATTTCAATGTGATCGCTGGTCATGGCAGAATCATGGCGGCGAAAGAAGAGGGCATCAACGAAGTGCCTTGTGTGTTCGTGGACTATCTGACCGAGGCGCAGAAGAAAGCGTACATTCTTGCGGATAACCGTATGGCAATGGATGCCGGATGGGATGAGGAGCTTCTGAAAGTGGAGATTGAAGCTCTGCAGGCAGAAGATTTCGATTTGAGTCTGACTGGTTTCGATGAGTCGGAGCTGGCAGGCTTTTTTGATACTGCGGACGATGCGAAAGATGATGATTTTGACGTGGATGCGGAGCTGGAAAAGCCGCCTGTCACAAAAAGCGGCGATCTTTGGCTGCTCGGAAACCACAGACTGCTCTGCGGTGACAGCACCAGGGAAGAAAGCTATACCCTGCTGATGAACGGAAAGAAAGCCAATCTTGTGGTAACGGACCCTCCATATAATGTGAATTATCAGGGCACCGCAGGCAAAATCAAGAACGACAACCTGGAAAACGACAAGTTCTATCAGTTCCTTTTCGATGCATTTACCTGCATGGAAAAAGCGATGGCAGACGATGCCAGCATCTATGTGTTCCACGCAGATACGGAAGGCTTGAACTTCAGAAAGGCATTTGCGGACGCAGGCTTTTACCTGTCCGGCACTTGTATCTGGAAAAAGCAGTCCTTGGTGCTGGGGCGTTCTCCGTATCAGTGGCAGCATGAGCCTTGCCTGTTCGGATGGAAGAAGAACGGCAAGCATCAGTGGTATTCCGATAGAAAGCAGACTACCATCTGGGAGTTTGATAAGCCGAAGAAAAACGGTGACCATCCGACCATGAAGCCGGTCCCGCTGATTGCCTATCCGATAAAGAATTCCAGCATGAGCAACTGCATCGTGCTTGACCCGTTCGGCGGCAGCGGCAGTACCCTCATTGCCTGTGAGCAGACCAACCGAATCTGCCATACCATTGAGCTGGATGAGAAATACTGCGATGTTATCGTAAAGCGCTATATCGAGCAGGTCGGCACTGCGGAAAATGTGTCTGTGGTGCGTGACGGCAAGTCCATACGTTTTGATGACCTGGAGGTGCCTGCCGATGGAAAATAAAAACTTAACACTGGGAAGTCTGTTCGATGGCAGCGGGGGATTTCCTTTAAGCGGCTTGATTTCCGGCATTATCCCTTTGTGGGCATCGGAGATCGAGCCGTTTCCTATTCGCGTCACTACCAAACGTCTGCCGCAGATGAAACACTACGGTGATGTATCGGCACAAAATGGTGCTGACCTTCCGCCCGTGGACATCATCACCTTCGGCAGTCCCTGTCAGGATATGTCGGTGGCAGGAAAACGCAGCGGTCTGGACGGAGAGCGTTCCTCGCTTTTTTATCAGGCAGTGCGGATCGTGAAAGAAATGAGGTGCAAAACCAATGGCAAGTATCCAAGATTTGTGGTCTGGGAAAACGTCCAGGGAGCGTTCTCGTCCAACAAAGGCGAAGACTTCCGGGCAGTCCTCAGCTCACTGTGCAAAATCAAAAGAGAGGACTATGCTGTGCCTGAACTTCCAAACGGAAAATGGGACAATGCAGGCTGCATCATGGGAGAGGATTTCTCCCTCGCATGGCGGCTGTTCGATGCGCAGTATTGGGGAGTTCCCCAACGAAGAAAACGCATCTACCTTGTCGCAGATTTTGCAGGCGGGAGTGCCGGAAAAATATTATTTGAGTCCGAAGGCGTGTCAGGGTATACTCCGCAGGGTTTCCGTTCGTGGCAAGGAACTGCCGGAAGTGCTGAAGAAAGCATTGGAGCGTCAAGCCTGTGCTTAAACGACCAAGGCGGTCAGCGGATGGATGTGACAGAGGATTTTACCGCAACGCTTCGTGCGGCATCTAACCATCCTCCGCTTGTGTTTGAAAACCACAGTCAGGATACCCGGTACAAGGGTCTTCTGTCTGTGGCACAGACGGTGCTTTCCACTTACGGAACAGGCGGTAACAATCAGCCGTTCGTGCTGGAAACACCAAAGACGCTGAAAATCCGTTCCGGCTGTCAGGGCGGCGGCAAGGGAGCTTTGGTACAGGAAAACAAATCTGCAACGCTTTCCTGCAATAATGATCAGACGGTGTTCGTACCGAAGTGCTACGGTATCTGCTCCAAAGACAGCAATTCCATGAAATCGGACAATCCGCACAGTGGTTTCTATGAAGCAGAGACATCAAGATGCCTGGATGCCAACGGCGGCAATCCGTCCTGCAATCAGGGCGGCATGGCTGTAGTGGCAGTACAGGGCTCCATGATCGGCAGAGCCGAAAAGAACGGTCCCCAGGGCAGTGGCATTGGAGAAGATGTCAGCTTCACGCTCAATACGGCAGATCGTCATGCAGTGGCCTTTTCGCAGGAAGCCTATGACAAATATGTGGAAAACGATACGGGCAGTTCCCTTCGTGCAAGCGGTGGAATGTACGGCGGCGGTTCAGAAACCCTTGTCTACAGCACGAGCAAAAACTCCTACCATACCGAAGCGGAAGAAAATCTGGCGAATACGCTGGTGGCTACCGATTATAAAGACCCTCCGACCGTAGCGGAAGAACCGCAGTACATTATCCGCAGGCTTACCCCAACGGAATGTGCAAGGCTGCAGGGATTCCCGGATTGGTGGTGCGATGATCTCGGTACGGAAAATCCGACCGAAGAAGATATCGCATACTGGTCTGAGGTCTTTGAAAACCATAGAAAAATCATGGGGACTTCTACGAAGCCAAAGACGGAAAAGCAGATCATCAAATGGCTACGTGACCCACATTCCGATTCAGCAGAATATAAGATGTGGGGCAATGGTGTAGCGCTCCCCAATGTGGTATTTGTGCTTTCCGGCATCGTGTACTATACACAAAATGAGGGCGGTGATATGGGAAGTTATTCTGCTACAGAATGACTTGCTGTTTATCCCTTTTAGAGTGATTAATGTAGTACCGAAAAACAAAGGAGGTACAACCCATGAAAGTTACTTATAACATTACCGACAGAAAGCCTTTTGTAAAGGCGCTGGAAGAAATCACAGGTGCAAAGGCAGTCTACATGAAAACCCCAACTTACGCTTACACGGTGGATTATTTCACGGTGACTCGTGAGGGCAATCTGGAATTCGATGATATGGCAGACTGCGAAGAAATCGAGCGTGTGCTTGAAGAACTCGACAAGAAAGGTTTCCACTGCGAGAGTGCGGAGTACGATGAATGCCCGCCGGAAATCAACTGTGAGGAGCCTTTAGAAGACTGCCCACCTGCATACGGAGTGCCGGAGACAAAGCCACAGTGCGAAAACGTGGGGCTTACGGTGGCGATGCCGCTCGATAAGGTGCTGATTGGCAACCTTACTAACCTCTTGGAAGCCAAGGGCAGCCTAATCAAAAAGGCGCTGGGAATCAGCGAACTTCCGATTGCAATCAGCGAGGAGCAGATTTCCTTTCCTTGGTTTTCAGACGGCTTGGATGCCGACACGGTCAAAGCCTACACCAACTTCATCGCAGCCCTTTGCAAAATGAGCCGAGAACAGAAACGCATCTCCAACACTGAAAAGGCGGTGGAGAATGAAAAATACGCATTCCGGTGCTTTCTCCTCCGGCTCGGATTCATTGGGGCGGAGTACAAGCAGGACAGGAAGATTCTTCTGCAGAATCTTTCCGGGTCATCCGCTTTCAGGAGCGGTGCGAAAAAGGAGGTGGCAGACAATGAGATTTCCGAATAAAGAAACAGTCGAGAGGGTACGCAGTCAGTACCCTGTTGGAACAAGAGTGGAGCTTGTAGAGATGGACGATGCTCAGGCACCGCCCATCGGTACCCAGGGAACGGTAACCGGTGTGGATGATACCGGTAGCCTCCTGGTGGACTGGGATAATGGCTCCAGCCTCAATGTGATCTACGGAGTGGATCGTGTGAAGAAGCTGTAATATACACAGTTTTCTCCTTCATATAGCACCCGATCTTTGGTACATATATCGAACTTAATTCGCTTGCTATTATGTGCTTTCAGAGTGATATATGTACTACCAAAAGAAAACAAGGAGGCACACACCATGTGGGCAGAAGGAAGCATCAAGATTGAAAACAGCATTTTCCATTATTGGGTAAAGCATTATGAAGAGCCGAGCGAGAAATACGGCATTGACGGCGGTAGGATTTCCAAGCTGATGTTAAAGCGTGACGGCGAGATCACCTATAACTACGACAGAGGGCTGGACATCGCCCCAACCGACAAGGCAACCGAGACGGCACTTGCCATTTTGATGAAGGAATACAACTAAAGCAGAAGATTCTCGAAGAACCGCCCGCAAGGGTGTGTTCCTCGTTATACGATATAGTTTGATGGTCGCAGCCATGCGGCTTATCCCGCCGCCGATATTTGTGCGGTTTATGCCCGGAAATAACTTGCTATTATGTGCCTTTAGAGTGATTAATACACTACCGAAAGGAAAACACACAAAACGGAGGGCAAAAAAAATGAAACAGACACTTGAGCAGGCAATCAGATACGCCACGGAGACGAAGGCGGCCGCCATCATGGAAAAGGAAGGAAACTTCCTGACCGCCAAGGACTGGAACGAGGTCGAATACGCGCAGAGCCACGGCTGGAACTACATCGGACACCCCGCCGACCTCGCAAAGTAAGAACCGAGCGCACCGGGAACAGAGCCGCAAGGCTCTGTGTCTCGTACCGATAGAAGTCGCAGCGATGCGGCTTATTTTTATGCCCGGAGGTGAGATTTTGAGAAAACTGAAGAAATACACACCCACAAAATTCAAAGCCGAGGACAGCATCTACGATAAGAATGCCGCTGATTTTGCGGTGATGTTCATCGAAAGCCTGTGCCACACAAAAGGCACATGGGCAGGAAAGAAATTTGAACTCATCGACTGGCAGGAGCAGATTATTCGTGACCTGTTCGGTACGCTGAAGCCAAACGGTTACCGGCAGTTCAATACCGCCTATGTGGAAATTCCGAAGAAGCAGGGCAAGTCGGAGCTTGCGGCGGCTGTGGCACTTCTGCTGTGCTGCGGTGACGGTGAGGAACGAGCCGAGGTCTATGGCTGTGCCGCCGACCGACAGCAGGCCACCATTGTGTTTGATGTGGCCGCTGATATGGTGCGGATGTGTCCGGCTCTGAACAAGCGAGTAAAAATCCTCGCATCACAGAAACGCATTATTTATATACCGACCAACAGCTTCTACCAGGTGCTTTCCGCAGAAGCCTACTCCAAGCATGGATTCAATATTCATGGCGTGGTCTTCGATGAACTGCACACACAGCCCAATCGAAAGCTCTTTGATGTTATGACCAAGGGCTCCGGCGATGCAAGAATGCAGCCGCTGTACTTCCTGATCACGACAGCCGGAACAGATACCAACAGCATCTGCTATGAAACCCACCAGAAAGCAAAGGACATCCTGGACGGCCGTAAAATCGATCCTACTTTTTATCCTGTGATCTACGGTGCAGATGATTCGGACGATTGGACAGACCCCAAGGTGTGGAGAAAAGCCAACCCGAGCCTGGATATCACAGTTGGCATTGATAAAGTTGAAGCTGCCTGCAACTCTGCAAAGCAAAATCCCGGCGAGGAGAATTCCTTCCGGCAGCTTCGTCTGAACCAGTGGGTCAAGCAGGCTGTTCGTTGGATGCCGATGGAAAAATGGGATGCCTGTGCATTTCCTGTGGACGAGGATGAACTGGAAGGGCGTGTCTGCTATGGCGGTCTTGACCTTTCGTCTACAACGGACATTACAGCCTTTGTGCTGGTGTTCCCTCCGCAGGACGAAGACGATAAATACATCATTCTTCCGTACTTTTGGGTGCCGGAAGATACTCTTGACCTGCGTGTCAGAAGAGATCATGTTCCCTATGATGTGTGGGAGCGAAAAGGATACTTGCAGACCACCGAGGGCAATGTGGTGCATTACGGCTACATCGAGAAATTCATCGAACGGCTCGGAGAACGCTTCAATATCCGGGAGATCGCTTTTGACCGCTGGGGTGCTGTGCAGATGGTGCAGAACCTGGAGGGCATGGGATTTACGGTCGTTCCGTTCGGACAGGGATTTAAGGATATGTCCCCACCAACCAAGGAATTGATGAAGTTGGTGCTGGAACAGCGGATCGCACATGGAGGTCAGTCGGTTCTTCGATGGAATATGGATAACATTTTCATCCGAACTGACCCGGCAGGTAACATCAAGGCGGACAAGGAAAAATCAACAGAAAAGATAGACGGTGCTGTAGCAACCATTATGGCACTGGATAGAGCAATCCGATGTGGAAACGATGCAGGCGAAAGCGTGTATGACACAAGAGGACTGCTCGTTTTTTGAGGTAATGAAATGCTGACAATAATTTTGATTGGGCTGGTTGTTTTCAAAGAAGGCATTAACCAGGGAACAGGAGGTCTACATGGGGATTTTTAGCGGACTATTTCGGAGCAGAGATGCTCCCAAGGACAGTACAGCGGGCAGCGCCTACCGATTTTTTATGGGCAGCAGCAGCTCCGGCAAACAGGTAAACGAACGCTCTGCCATGCAGATGACAGCGGTGTATTCCTGTGTACGAATTTTGTCGGAAGCTGTCGCAGGACTGCCGCTTCATTTTTACAGATACACCGATGACGGGAGTAAGGAAAAAGCCATCGACCATCCGCTGTATTTTGTGCTGCATGATGAGCCAAACCCGGAAATGACAAGTTTCGTGTTCCGGGAAACGCTTATGACGCACCTGCCCCTATGGGGCAATGCCTATGCACAGATTATCCGAAACGGCAAAGGTGAGGTCGTGGCACTGTATCCGCTGATGCCAAACCGCATGACGGTAGACCGTGACGATAAAGGACACCTTTATTATGAATACCAGACCTCGACCGATGAAGCAAAGACCACCAAAGGCGGCACTGTTCGGCTGAAACCGAGCGATGTCCTCCATGTTCCTGGTCTTGGCTTTGACGGCCTTGTCGGATATTCGCCTATCGCTATGGCAAAGAACGCTATCGGTCTTGCGATTGCCGCAGAGGAATATGGCAGTAAATTCTATGCAAACGGTGCTGCGCCAAGCGGCGTGCTGGAGCATCCGGGAACGCTGAAAGACCCGTCCAAAGTGCGAGACAGCTGGACACAGACCTTCGGCGGCAGTGGAAACTCCCACAAGATTGCTGTGCTGGAAGAAGGAATGAAATACACACCGATTTCCATTTCTCCGAATGAAGCACAATTCCTCGAAACGAGGAAATTCCAAATCAATGAAATTGCTCGAATTTTCAGAGTGCCGCCGCATATGGTCGGTGACCTCGAAAAGTCGAGCTTTTCTAATATTGAGCAGCAATCACTGGAATTTGTGAAATACACCCTGGAGCCATGGCTTGTGAGATGGGAGCAATCCATGACAAGGGCACTGATTTCGCAGAGTGACAAATCTCGGTATTTTATCAAATTCAACGTAGATGGTCTGCTTCGTGGTGACTATCAGAGCCGTATGAATGGCTATGCCACAGCAAGACAGAACGGCTGGATGAGTGCAAACGACATCCGGGAGCTTGAAAACCTTGACCGCATTCCTGCCGAGGACGGCGGTGACCTTTATCTCATCAACGGCAATATGACTAAGCTGGCAGACGCAGGAATCTTTGCCGCCAGCGGGAAGGAGAAAACTACCGATGAAGAAGTTCTGGAACTGGAAAAACAGGACGGTGACGAATCAGGAGACGCAGGAGCAGACACTGGAGAGGACGCTGTTTCTGAACGGCACCATCGCAGAGGAAAGCTGGTTTGACGATGATGTCACGCCGCAGCTTTTTAAGGATGAGCTGAACAGTGGCAGTGGTGACATTATCGTTTGGATCAATTCACCCGGCGGTGACTGCATAGCGGCAGCGCAAATCTACAATATGCTCATGGATTACAAGGGCAATGTGACCGTTAAGATTGACGGCATTGCGGCATCGGCGGCCTCTGTCATTGCGATGGCTGGTACAAAGGTGCTGGTATCCCCGGTGTCCATGCTCATGATCCACAATCCGGCAACGGTGGCCTTCGGTGACTCTTCGGAGATGCAGAAGGCCATTTCTATGCTCGATGAGGTGAAAGAGTCCATCATCAATGCCTACGAAATTAAAACGGGCATGAGCCGGGCAAAGCTCTCGCACCTTATGGACGCAGAGACCTGGATGGATGCAAACAGTGCTGTGGAGATGGGATTTGCAGATGAAATCATGCAGAGAAATACAGCTGACGCTGTGGAAACTCCGCAGGTCAGCAATGTGTATTCCCGCACTGCCGTTACCAATCATCTCATGGATAAGATTGCTGCCAAGTGCAGGATCGAGCAGAAATCCGAAACCAAGACCAATGCCGATTCCCTCATGGAACGGCTCGATTTAATTAAAAACTGGAGGTAATTTATTATGACGATCAATGAACTTCGTGAAGCACGCAACAAGGCATGGCAGGGCGCAAAAGCATTTGTGGAGAGCAAGCGTGACAAGGACGGTCTGCTTTCTGCGGAAGATGCCGCTGCCTATGCGGACATGGAAAAGAAAATCAAGGACTACAGTGCCGAGATTGAGCGTATGGAGCAGATGGAAGCAATGGAGAATGAGCTGAATAAGCCTGTGAACACGCCTATCGTGGCAAAGCCGATGACTGCAGACAGCAAGACAAAGCCGAAAACGGGGCGTGCGTCCGATGAATACCGCGAAGGTATGCTCAAGGCACTCCGCTCCAACTTCAAGCAGGTGTCCAATGTTCTGCAGGAAGGTGTGGACGCTGACGGCGGCTATCTTGTGCCGGAGGAGTACGACTCCCGCCTCATCGATGTTCTTACCGAAGAGAACATCATGCGCAGCCTGGGCCACATCATCACGACTTCCGGTGAGCATAAGATCAACATCGCGGCTACCAAGCCTGCGGCAGCTTGGATCGAGGAAGGTGCTGCTCTTACCTTTGGTGATGCAACCTTTAGTCAGATCCTTCTGGATGCCCACAAGCTCCATGTTGCAATCAAGGTGACGGAAGAGCTTCTCTACGACAATGCGTTCGGTCTGGAGAATTATATCATCACTCAGTTCGGTAAGGCACTCGCCAATGCCGAGGAGGATGCATTCCTCAACGGTGACGGTTCCGGCAAGCCGACTGGTCTTTTTGCTGCGACTGGCGGCGGTACGGTGGCAGGTACGCTTTCCACTGCCATTAAGTCGGATGATATGCTCGACCTGGTATATGCTCTTAAGCGTCCGTACCGCAAGAACGCAAGTTTTATCATGAACGATAAGACGCTGGCACAGCTTCGCAAGCTGAAGGACAACAACGGTGCCTACATCTGGCAGCCGTCCTATCAGGCAGGTGAGCCAGACAAGGTGCTGGGCTACGCTGTCCATACCTCTGCGTATGCACCGGAGAATGCCATCGCATTTGGTGACTACAGCTACTACAACATCGGTGATCGTGGCACTCGTTCCTTTAAGCAGCTCAACGAGCTGTTTGCTGGCAATGGCATGATTGGCTATGTTGCCAAGGAGCGTGTGGACGGCAAGCTGATTCTGCCGGAGGCAGTACAGATTCTGAAGCTGAAGAACGAATGATTTTATACGGCACAGCTCTGACAACCGGGCTGTGCCTGATCTTTTGATTCGAGGTGGTGATAGATATGATTGTATCTTTGGATGAGATGAAACAGTATCTGCGGGTGGATTTTTCCGACGATGATGAGCTTCTTTTAAATGCTCTGCAGTCGGCAGAAACGCTCTGCAGAGATGTGGCAAGGCTCTCCGCAGAGGACTTTGCCAAAGAGCCTGTGGCGAAGATCGCTGTCATGTATGCGGTGGCATATTTGTATGAGCATCGAGAAGATGCAGACCATCATGATTTAACGCTGTCGCTCCGTTCCCTGCTGTTTGGCATCCGCGAGGAGGGATTCTGATGAATGTGGCTCTTTTGAATGTGCGGATCACCGTACAGAAAAATGAAGTGGTGGCAGACAGCATTGGCAATCACAAAAACACATGGACAGACTGGTATTCCTGCTATGCGACTGTAAGTTCCGAATCTCCTAACGAAGACACCGATGCCGGAATGATCGTGGACAACAGCAAGATGGACTTTACGATTCGCTGGTGCCGGAACGCTGCGGAGATTACCTCGGATAAATACAGAGTGGTCTATAATGGCAGCGCCTACAACATCCTTGGCATCGACCACATGAATTTCAAAAAGAAATCCATCAAGCTGAAATGTCAGAAAGTGAGGCGGTGAGCATGGCGTCAGACAGAGTCCCGATTGCCCGCATGGCATCGGCCATTATGGAAGGCTTGCAGGAATATGCAGACCTTGCAACTGATGATCTGAAAAAAGCGGTAAAGAAGGCGGGTAAATCTGTAAAGGATGAAATTTCGCAGACTGCTCCAAAGGACACCGGCAAATATGCAAAGAGCTGGGCGGTCAAAACGGTAAAGGAAACCTCCAGTTCGCTGGATGTGGTAGTGCATTCCAAAAACCGCTATCAAATCGCCCACCTTCTGGAGCATGGTCATGCCAAGCGCGGCGGTGGTCGAGTTGCCGCAAGACCGCATATTGCGCCTGCCGAAGAAAAAGCGGTGCAGACCTTGGAGTCCGAGGTGGAAAAGGCACTGGGAGGATAAGCAATGGAGAAAATAGCAGCAGTTCTTGAAAAAATCGGACTTCCCTTTGCGTATGACCATTTTGCAGAGGGAGAAAGCCCGGATCCGCCGTTTATTTGTTATCTGATTCCGAACAGTGACAACTTCTCCGCTGACGGCAGGGTCTATTACAAAATCAATGAAATCCATATCGAACTGTATACCGACTGCAAGGACTTGTCGACAGAACAGAAAGTTGAAGCTGTGCTTGATGAGCATGGCATTTTTTATGAGAAAACCGAGGTGTGGATCGAGTCGGAGAACCTTTACGAAGTCCTGTACACATTTGAAATGGAGGTAAACTGATATGCCTAAGAAAAATAAGGTGAAATTCAATATCTGCAATGTGCATTATGCTTTGCAGACCATCGGTGATAACGGCGATGTGTCTTTTGGAACTCCTGTTCCGATGCCCGGTGCGGTATCCCTTTCCCTGGATGCAAACGGTGAGCCGAGCAACTTCTATGCAGACGGCTACGCTTATTACACCATCAGCAACAATATGGGTTATGAGGGTGATCTGGAGCTTGCAATGATTCCTGAATCCTTCCGCACCGATGTGCTGAAAGAAACGCTGGATACCAACAAGGTGCTGGTGGAGAACGCCAATGTGGAAACGGCGAACTTTGCGTTGCTGTTCGAGTTTGACGGTGATGTGAAGAAAATCCGCCATGTGCTGTATAACTGTGCGGCAAGCCGTCCGTCCATCGAATCCCAGACCAATGAGGATGAGATCGAGGTGCAGACGGAAAAGCTGTCGGTCAAGGCCACTCCGCTGGCAAGCGGCTATGTGAAAGCCAAGACTGGGGACGATACCACCGAGAAGATTTATACGGACTGGTACAAAGCTGTATATCTTCCGGGTGCCGCGGCAGAAGCCGCATCGGATGTATCCGAGCAAAGCACCAAGTCCACCGCAAAAGCTGTGAAGGAGTAAAGCTATGAGTATGATTCAGAAAATTGAAATTGACGGAAAGCAGGTGCCATTCAAGGCATCTGCGGCAATTCCGCGCATTTACCGTATCAAGTTCCACAGGGACATTTACAAAGACCTGGATGCGCTTGGCAAGGCTGTGGGAAATGGCGATGCGGAGAATTCCCGCTTGGATATGTTCTCTTTGGAAATGTTCGAGAACATCGCCTATGTCATGGCAAAGCACGCAGACCCGTCTATCCCAGACTCCCCGGAGGAATGGCTGGATGAATTCAGCACCTTTTCTATTTACCAGGTGCTGCCGAAGATCATCGAGCTGTGGGGACTCAATGTACAGACGGATGTTTCTTCTAAAAAAAACTTCGCCCAACTGACCGCAAAATGACAACACCGTTATTTCTGCTTCGCTGCGTACAGCTTGGCATTTCTATTCGTGACCTTGATCTGCTCACGATAGGAATGGTCAACGATATGTACGCAGAAAGCGGAAATGATGAGTATAAGGGATATTCGCAGATGGCAACGCAGGAAGATTTTGATAAGTTCTGATATTCGGTTGATTTTGTGAACTTTTTATGCCATACATATAGACAATATAAGGAGGTGGATAAAATGGACACCAATATAACTGGTATCATTATCAAAAACAGTTTGGATGACTTTACACTATGGCTTCCGGAGATTCCGGCAGATGAACCTTTGCTGAAGGAATTAATGAGAAAATATGAGAACAGTGGAAGTTCTGTTAGAGGTACAGCATCCGATATCATGGATGAGGTGAAGGATGCCTTTCAGTGATTCCATACAACATTCTGTTATGACAAAATAGAACACAAAACTTTGAAGCATCGGTTGAAAAATCGGTGCTTTCTTTCTGCTCGGAGAAATCCGGGCATTTTCTATGCCATTTTGGGAGGAGGGATGATATGGCAGGCAGAATCAAGGGCATTACAGTTGAGATTGGCGGCGATACTACCAAACTACAGACAGCCCTAAAGGGTGTCAATTCGGAAATCAAGAATACCCAGGCACAGCTGAAGGATGTCGAAAAGCTCTTAAAACTCGACCCAGGCAATACGGATCTGCTTGCGCAGAAGCAGAAGCTCCTCTCTGATGCGGTATCTGAAACCAAGGATAAGCTGACCACACTAAAGACGGCGGCAGAACAGGCAAACACAGCACTTGCCAACGGTGACATCTCACAGGAACAGTATGATGCCCTGCAGCGAGAAATCATCGAAACCGAGCAAGACCTCAAAAAGCTGGAGGAACAGGCAAAGCAGTCCGATGCGGCACTGCAGAAGATTGCCGCAAACGGCGAAAAGCTGAAAACAGTCGGAGACAACATTTCTTCTGCCGGACAGAAGCTGCTCCCGGTCACTGCGGCAGTTACAGGTCTTGGAACAGCGGCAGTCACCACAGCGGCAAACTTTGAATCGTCCATGTCGCAGGTGCAGGCCACGATGGGCGTGACGAAGGATGCCATGTCTACGGTGGATGGCCAGTCGGTCAATACAATGGATACGCTGTCCGAACTTGCCAAGAAAATGGGTGCTGAGACAGCTTTCTCCGCAAAGGAATGTGCAGATGCACTGAATTATCTTGCTCTTGCCGGATACGATACCCAGCAGATGTGCGACACCCTGCCGACCGTCTTAAACCTTGCCGCTGCTGGTGATATTGACCTTGCGTCTGCATCTGACATGGTAACAGATGCCATGTCTGCCCTTGGCATGGGCGTGGATGAGTCAACGAAAATGGTCGACCAGATGGCAAAGACCGCTTCGTCCACCAACACCTCGGTGGCACAGCTTGGCGAAGGTATTCTGACCATCGGTGCTACGGCAAAGTCCATCAAGGGAGGCACTGCCGAACTGAACACTGCACTCGGTATCCTTGCCAACAACGGCATCAAGGGAGCTGAAGGCGGTACACATCTGCGAAATGTGATTCTGTCCTTGCAGAATCCGACCGATAAAGCGGCGGCGCAGATGGATGCCCTTGGAGTCTCCGTTTATGATTCTAACGGAAATATGCGCTCCCTCAACGACATCCTTGGTGACCTCAATAAGAGCATGGACGGCATGACATCGGCGGATAAAGCCAATATCATCGCAACCATATTCAATAAGACTGACCTTGCATCGGTCAATGCTTTGCTTGCCAACACTGGCGATACCTGGGACAGCCTGCAAAACTCTATCACAAACAGTGCAGGAGCCGCACAGCAGATGGCAGATACTCAGCTCGACAACCTGCAGGGGCAGATCACGATTCTGAAATCTGCTCTTGAGGGTCTTGCTATTTCTTTTGGCGAACTGCTGATGCCAGCAATCAAGCAGATTGTTGATTGGGTACAGAAGTTTGTGGACTGGCTCAACGGCATGGACGAAGGCACAAAGAAAGTGGTCGTAACCGTTGCCTTGCTTGCGGCAGCTTTGGGGCCTGTCCTTATTGTAATCGGCAAGGTGATCTCCGCGGTCGGTACGATTATGACGGTTGTTCCGAAAATTGCAAGTGCCATCAGCGCAGTAAAAACAGCATTTGCGGCTCTGAATGTCACCATGCTTGCCAATCCTATCGTCCTCATCATCGCAGCGATTACCGCACTGGTGGCTGCCTTTATTTATCTTTGGAATACCAACGAGGGATTCCGGCAGTTTTGGATTGATTTGTGGGAGGGCATTAAGCAGGCGGTCATTACAGCCTGGAATGCAATAACATCCTTCCTGTCTACGGCATGGGAGAATATCCTTTCTTTGGCACAGACGGTTTGGGGAGCAATATCCGGCTTTTTTACTACACTGTGGGAAGGCATTAAGGGTGTGTTCACTTCGGCGTGGGAAGCAATCAGCGGCGTCATGACCACCATCTGGAACACGATTACTTCCATTTGGCAGAGCATTTATGACACGATTTCTCCATTGCTCGAAGCCTTCCAATATCTGTTTGAAACGATTTTTGAAGCTATCCGCATTCTGATAGAACGGGCATTAACTGCTATTTCACAGAAAATCAGTGAGATATGGAATGGCATCGTGACCTTCCTCACGCCGATTCTGGAAACCATCAAGAACATTTTCCAGACTGTGTGGACGGCTATCCAGACGGTTATTACTACGGTGCTGACGGCAATTAAAAATGTGGTGACTACCATATGGAATGCCATCAAAACCGCTGTGACAACGGTGCTGAACGCCATCAAGGGCGTGGTTTCTTCCGTATGGAACAGCATCAAATCTGTGGTTTCCACAGTGATGAATGCTATCAAAAGTACGGTCACAAGCATCTGGAACAATGTAAAAACCGCTATCGGCAACACCATCGGACAGATCTACAATGTCATTCATTCCGGCTTTGAAAAAGCGGTAGGCTATGTGAAGGGACTTGCTTCTCAGGCATTCAGCTGGGGACGCGACCTTATCATGGGTATCGTGAATGGTATCAAGTCGGCTGTTGGCGCAGTTACCGATGCGGTAAATGGTGTGGCAAACAAGATTCGCTCCGTACTGCACTTCTCCGTACCGGATGAAGGACCGTTGACCGACTACGAGAGCTGGATGCCGGACTTTATGCAGGGACTTGCCAAAGGCATCGAACAAAGCAAAGGTCTGGTAGCCAAGGCAATGGATGGTGTTGCGGCTGATATGGTCATCAATCCTCAGATCGGCAGAATGGAAACAGCAACCGCTACAGTGTCCGCAGGTACGGCAGACACGCTCTCCGGCATTACGGCGGCAATTCGTGAGGGGCTGTCGCAGGTGAATAACCCAAGCGGAGATATTGTTATCCCTGTGTACCTTGGCGGCACGATGCTGGATGAGGTCATTATCAATGCCCAGCAGAGGGCAAATCTTAGAAGCGGAGGTCGGTAACGATGGCATTTATGCAATATTTGACTTTCAACGGCACTGACCTTCCTCTGCCGGATTCCTACGATATCGACCTTTCCGATGTTGAAGCGGATTCCAGCGGAGAAACAGAAGCCGGAACTACGCAGAGGGATGTGGTGCGAAACGGAGTAGTAAAAATCGGAGTGTCCTTTTCAGTGTCACCCGCATGGCTCAAAAAGCTGACGGCATATTCCAAGCTGCCGAAGATAACAGTCCTCTATTTTGACACTGAGGATTTAACACAGAAAGAAACAGAAATGTATATCAGCGGATTTAAGGCGAAGCTCAAAAAGGACACCTCCTATAAAGGCCTGTGGACAGTGAGCTTTACCCTGAACGAATTTTAATGGAGGTGGTGCTGTGTATCCAGTATCGGATGCCTTTATGCAGGCAATCAAAAGCAACACAAGAAAATATTACTGGACCGGCACGATCACCACCAGTGATGAGAAAATCTATGAATTCGGCAATGAGGATATTGTTAAAGGCAGCGGATATATTTCCAGGCAGTGCTGTGGAAACTCCGAGATAGAACTTGGCTCAGTGTATGCGGCAGAGCTTGGCATCAGCCTGTTCTGCGATATCGACCGATACACCTTAGATGAAGCTGAAATCAAGCTCTGGTTCCATCTGCTGCTTGACGATGGCAGTACGGAGAGCATTCCGATGGGTGTATTCTATGTGGCCGAAGCCAATCGACGTATCAAAACACTGGAGCTGAAAGCCTATGATGGAATGCTAAACCTGGATAAATCCTTCAATAAAGGTCTTTCCAGTGCTTATCCGTATGAGTTTCTTTCTCTTTTATCGAAAGCCTGTCATGTGGATCTTGCCCAGACGAAAGAAGAAATCGAAGCTCTGCCAAATGGTACGGAACTTCTTGGTATCTATCAGGATAACGACATAGAGTCCTGGAGGGATTTTCTCTATTACCTTGCCCAGACGCTTGGCTGCTTTGCGGTCATGGATCGTTATGGAAAGCTCTCTCTGACCTCTTACGGGAGCACGCCAGTCATGGCAATTGATATTCGTCATCGGTTCAGCAGCAGCTTTTCCGATTTCGTTACTCGCTACACAGCAGTCAGCTCTACCAACAAAAAGACGGAAACAGCGGAATACTATGCGAAGGATCCGGATGATGGGCTGACTATGAACCTTGGTGTAAATCCGCTTCTGCAGTTTGGCTTGGAAGAAACGAGGAAACGAATCATTAACACGATTCTCGGTGTTGTTTCGACTGTGGAGTATGTACCCTTTGATTCAGAAACCATCGGCAATCCTGCACTGGACCTGGGGGATGTGCTCCGCTTTACCGGTGGCCATGCAGATGAAACCAAGCAATCTGCAATCACTTCCATCTATACAAAAATCAATGGAAAGCAGACGGTGAAGTGTGTCGGCAAAAATCCAAGGCTTGCTGCAGCAAAAAGTAAGAACGACAAAAACATCAGTGGACTGATCAGCTCCATTGGTGAAACGAAGCTCAGCATCTACACCTTCACCAATGCCCTGGCACTGGATGCCGGAGAAGAAAAGCTGTCCATCATCAACATGGAGTTTGCATCCGGTGATGAGACCAATGCGGAATTTCATGCCCAGGCGATCATGGATGTGGAAAGCGATCCTGATACACGAACGCTTACTGCAGAAACGACCATTGACCTCGGAACAACCACAGATGACGAGGGAAACGAAGTGGAAAACAAGAAGGTGATTTCCTTTCCACTCTCCTGGAATGAGGACGGGAAAACTGCACTCTCCGTTTTCTATGTGCTGGATGGTCATGAAGTCGAGGAATTCCACCCGAAAGAATCCTGGCTCAGCGGCAAGCATCTCCTGACGCTCTATTACCCGATCATCGGCCTTACGGCAAATCAGCTCCATACCTTTGAGGCGCTGATCTCCATGCAAAATGGAACCGGGCATATCGAGGCACAAAATATCATGGCAACGATCACCGGACAGGGACTTGGTGTGCAGGAACGCTGGGATGGACGGATCACGGCAGACGATACCCTGAAGAAGATTCTTCTTTCCGCTATGCCAACGCATACGCTGCGTGACGCTGTTACGGTACATTTCCTTGCTCCGAAAAAGACAGGATTAAATGACCATGTGGCATCTATCTCCTTAACCGGAATGCCGATGCGGTCCATGAAGGACTCGCTTCGCCTCTTTGCACCGATTGTACATGATGTGGTAGAAACTGCTGATAAAAAGAAGATGCATTACCAAAAGAAATATGTCCTTGATGATGACGTATTCAAGCTTCGAAAAGAGTATGCCCTCTCTGGAAATAACAATGTCCGTCTTGATCGTGGCCGGATGCTGAAGCTTGTGATTCCGACAGGAAACTTTGATAGTCTGACTGACCTTGCAATTCTGCCTTTTGATACGCTTCCCTTTATCAATATGAAGGTTTTGTATGCTGCTGACCTTCCGCTGAATAGCTTTACTGAGATTACCGATGGTGCCGTAGAGCTGAAGAATTCCTTCAGCACTCGTATTTCCGGACAGGATCAGGAGGTCGACCGGGGACGGCTTGCTACATTTTCACTTGGACTTCAGAACATGGCAGAAATAAAGGAACTGGAGGTAAGCAATGTTTGATTATGGAACTATCGAGGATCTTTTAAAGAGCACAGAGCACATGGAGATCCTTCGAAATAATTCTCTGCAGGATGATGGCACCGATACCGTGAAAGGCGTTGACTGGTTTCAGTACAAAGGAAAAACAGCCTCTACTCTTTACGTCAGCGGCAACTCCTGGATCGGCTTTGGCGAGAATACGGAGCAGCTGAAAATCGTCCGCAGGGATACCGATCTTATGACACTTCGAAGAGAAGAGGGAACGCTCTGGGGAACCTTCAAGTTCCTTCGTATCCGTTGGGAAGGCTACTCCGTACACGGCAATCGAATCGATGCCACTCGGATGATCTGGGATGCAATTCTTTTTGATACCGGCGAAATCTGCGTCTCCTTTGACACCATCCCAACCAACAGCAGTTACCTGGCAGATTCCAGTCTGGTTACCGGGGATGGCACGCTTCCCTTTACGGCCCTTACCGGAAAGATCATCTCTTTTAAACCAAAGGACGAATCCGGAAATGGCTTTGAATATGTGGATCATGCGCCTGTTTTTCTTGATCCATATAACCGAAGATATCTCATTTCGGATGCAGATAGCACTCTGTATACCGTGGAAGAGAATGCTCTTGTTAAATTAGAGGAAACCAACCTCACAGCAGAGCTTTTTGAGATGCGTGGTGTGCAGGATATCCCGGATGGGAAGCTTCTCATCACGCTGCACGATCCGACCATCCTTTACTGGCATGATTCCGAGAATCTTTTCCCAGACATGAAGGTAAGCTACACGGGAGTACCGATTCCACAGGTGCTTTATTCCGAAAACATCGATATGTCGGATTCCACGATTCTTGGCATTGAAAAGGTGACTGCTGACTGCTCGGACGAGGTGCTGTTTGCTGTCTCCTTTGATAACGGAACAAGCTGGTGGAGCTGCATTAATGCTGTGTGGGCAAAGCTGTCCGAGGAGAAATCCGGAATGTCGAAGGCTGCTCTCGAAACCATCAGTGTGGATTCCTGGGCAGAGAAAGCAACTACCGGACAGCTAAAATATCGCTTTATCATCAGCGGTGCAGATGGCTTTGTCAGATCCATCACAACCGACTATTTGAATACGGAGGAATAACAATGCTGAAAGGAAAAAGTGTAATCGAACTTACAGATGTCCATACCGGGCAGGTCGAGGTGCATGAAGATACCAATCTGGTCACAGAAGCCGTAATGGATGTCCTCAATACGAACATCATGGGAATCCTGTTTGATAACACCAGCTTCAACAGTGCCAACGGCGAAAACTGGATGCTCCCCATCAAGAAAAATATCATGGGCGGTATTCTGCTCTATCAGAACCCTCTTGAGGAGCGAGCGGACAATATCTACGCACCGCTCGACAACCCCCTCATTGGCTATGCCTCTGATGACGCCAACAATACCGAAGATGTCCGGCGCGGTAACCGAAACCTGACAGAGAGCAAGGTTGTGGACGGAGGGCATCGTTTTGTCTGGGACTTTTCCACCTCTCAGGCAAACGGCACGATTTCTGCCATCTGCCTTTCCAACACCCTCGCAGGCAAGGGAACGCAGTACGCCAATAACTACATGGTTCGGCTTGGCGTCTACAACTGCGAAAGAAACGTGTACACAATGGAGGCATATCGGGACAACAAACGCCTTTATATCAGTGAGGGTCATCGGCTGGAAATGACTACCTACAACGATTCTACACAGGCTACTCTTCGAAAATACTCGGATGATTATCTCCATGCCAGTTTAGTGGATCGCCCGTTGTCCAGAGTAGTTCTGGAGCCGGAAGAGGAAATTACCATTGAGCTGGGGCACTACCCACTGCATTACCATTATACTGGGGGTAGCTTGGATGGCACCGAGGCCCCATATAACAATAACCACGATGTACGGAACTATCTGTACCATGGTGCTGACGGGAAATGGTATGGTCTCGTCCGTAGAAATAATCAGGTTTTCAACTACTCCAAGGGAGGTCGAGATTATTACAATCATGCTGGGTATGAGTGGTTTTTGGACACTGTTGATGCAAACGGCTGCAAAACCCAGAAAATCGTTGCCCCCAGCGGCATCAGCGAGTTTTTCAGCATCGGTATGAGTGGTAAATGGCTTATGTGCTACACGGGTACACAGGTCTATCGAATTGACACCACCAATGTGGCAAATATTGAACTGGTGTCGGGCATCACCTACAACTCATCTAACCTTGCAACCTACATCGTGGATGACGATGTTGTCATTAACGGCTGGTACTTCCTTGACGGGGTGCCGAAGCTGTATCTGCGAGAAACTCCGGAAGCCAGCTATGTTGGTTGGGGACGAAGCCAGTTTGCCCGTTATAAGACCTATGCTATTCGGGAGTGGATGTACCACTACGGTGACTATACCGTGTATAAGGAACTCTATCTGTACACCCCATACCTGGCTACCATCAATAATCTCGGCACTCCGGTCATCAAGACCGCAGATAAGACCATGAAAATCACATACACCATTACAGAGGAATGATGGAAATCTACGCTAATCAATAGGTCCCAAATAAGCATCATAGTTATTAAAGAACCCTGGGTCGAAGGCTTCGAGTGCTTCTTCAAGAGTCTCTTTATTAGAGAGCGTATGAAGAACCGTTTCGGGCTTTTTCTTTTTGCTCCAAAGTACGATAAGTGCCAACACATGGTTTCTGCCATCGAGGTAACCGATATTATATACATTTTCTAATGCGTTCATTATAAAACCCTCCGTATTCGAAGATAGCATAGAACACGGAAAGAGGATCGTCCATTCACTGGACAGTATAGAAGTATACATCTGTAATAAAGTTAAGCTCTTTGCACTGAAAAATGTGCAAGAGTTTTTTTAAAGGAGGACAAACATTATGAAGGAATTCTGGAACACGATTCAATTTGTATTTGCGGCAGTCGGAGGCTGGCTTGGCTACTTCCTTGGCGGCTGTGATGGTCTGCTTTACGCACTGCTTGCCTTTGTGGTAGTGGATTATATCACGGGGGTGATGTGTGCCATCTCTGACCATACGCTTTCCAGCGAGGTGGGCTTCAAGGGCATCTGCCGTAAGGTGTTGATTTTCCTGCTTGTTGGAATTGCAAACATCCTTGATGTACAGGTAATCGGCACCGGGTCTGTACTTCGAACGGCGATTATTTTCTTCTACATTTCCAATGAAGGTGTGAGCCTTTTGGAAAATGCAGGGCATCTTGGTCTGCCTATCCCGGAGAAAATGAAAGACGTATTACAGCAGCTACATGACCGCAGCGAGAAAGGAGATGAATAATTATGGCTTACACAAACAGTCCTCTTGTAGTTTACACAGGGTTAAGTCCGAACCACTCCGGGCAGAGAACCCACGCCATTGACCGTATCACTCCGCATTGTGTGGTGGGTCAGCTTTCCGCAGAAACCATCTGTGCCTGTTTTCCGGCAGGCCGTGATGCAAGTTGCAATTACGGTATCGGCAAGGACGGTCGCATTTCTCTTTGTGTTGAGGAAAAGAACCGTTCCTGGTGTACATCCAGTAATTCCAATGACCAGAGAGCCATCACCATCGAGTGTGCCAGTGATAAGACTGCTCCTTATGCCATGACGGATGCGGTCTACGCTTCGCTCATCAAACTTTGCACGGACATTTGCAAGAGAAACGGCAAAACCAAACTGCTCTGGTTTGCGGATAAGAACAAGTCCTTGAATTACAATCCCAAGGCAGATGAGATGGTGCTTACCGTTCACCGCTGGTTTGCCAACAAATCCTGTCCGGGAGACTGGCTGTATAACCGCCTGGGTGATCTGGCGGCGAAGGTGACCGCAACACTTGGTGGCTCGGCACAGACACCGACTGCTGACAAGACGGTCTGGTATCGTGTCCGTAAGACCTGGGCAGATGCAAAGAGTCAGATTGGTGCATATAAGAACCTTGCCAATGCGAAAGCCTGCGTGGATAAGCATCCCGGATATAGTGTGTTTGATGTAAATGGTGTAAACATCTACACATCGAAAACAACTACATCCGCTGTGCCGTTCAAGGTTAAGGTTGCAATTTCTGACCTTAACATCAGAAAAGGTCCCGGCACAAACCATGCTAGAACCAAATACATCCCTGTCGGTGTGTATACGATTGTCGAAGTGCAGTCTGGCACTGGCTCCGCAAAGGGGTGGGGCAGGCTGAAATCCGGCGCAGGATGGATCGCTCTTGATTACGCTGCCCGCATCTAATTTCATAGCAGGATATCTCGTTTGCCCGTCGTGGAGGTTCATTCCTCTGCGGCGGGCTTTTTCTGCGTTTATGGGGGTTGTTCTTTTTCCTAATGTAACAGAGGGATAGACAAGTTCCCTCGAAACGGAGGACGAGACTATGCAGGTAACAAAGATTACTTCCCCTAAACAGCTACAGTCATATCCCTCAGAGAGAATGACCAACGAACAGCTTCAGAATGAATATAACTATATCCGCGCTGAGCAGATTACACGAAAAATGCTGAAAAAAGGGCTGATTTCCACTGGTGAATATGACCGCATCATGGCCGAAAATCGCCGTGTATTTTCTCCCTATCTTGCCGATTTATATCCAGATAATGCGTTGCTATAGTGCGGACACAGAGGTAATATGTGACCTACCCAAAGGGAGGTGAGACTATGAAACGGATAACAAAAATCGAAGGAAATACAGCATTTTTGAATGCAGTGAGAAAGACCCGCGTGGTTGCCTACTGTCGTGTTTCCACTGGTTCGGATGAACAGCTTTTGAGCCTTGAGACACAGAAAGACCATTACGAACGATACATCAAAGCACACCCGGATTGGGAGTATGCCGGATTGTATTACGACCAGGGCATCACAGGCACGAAGAAAGACAAGCGGCCGGCACTGATGCAGATGGTTGCAGACTGTGAGGATGGACGCATCGACCGGGTTATTACAAAATCTATCAGCCGTTTCAGCCGTAATACTACCGATTGCCTTGAATTGGTGCGAAAGCTGCTCGGCTTGGGTATTCCCATCTACTTTGAGAAGGAAGATCTGGACACGGGTTCCATGGAGAGCGAACTGATGCTTTCCATTCTCTCAAGCCTTGCGGAGAGCGAATCGGTCTCTATTGCCGAAAACAGTAAGTGGAGCATTCGCCGCCGTTTTGAGAACGGTACTTTCAAGCTGGTATACCCACCATACGGTTATGATTACATCGGCGATGGCGAATGGGCAATCAACGAAGAACAGGCCAAATGGGTCAAATTCATTTATTCCGAAACGCTCTCCGGCAAGGGTTCTGATGCGATAGCGTCTGAACTCATAAAACTGGGCGCGCCGACCAAGAAGGGTGGCAAATGGACATCCACTTCCGTCCGTGGCATCCTTTCTAATGAGAAATACACCGGAGACTGCATTTTTCAGAAGACCTACAGCGATGATCAGTTCAATAGGCATAGGAATTACGGCGAGATGGATCAGTTTTATATGGAAGGACACCACGATGCCATCGTCAGCCACGAGGATTTTGAGGCGGTGGCGGCATTGGTGGAACAGCGTGCAAAAGAAAAAGGTATTACCAGGGGTGATGCTAAGTACCAGGTACGATACCCCATGTCCGGGAAGGTGTTCTGCGGAGAGTGCGGTTTGCCGCATAAACGCAGAATGAATTATTCCACCCATATCCAGTATCCGGCACTTACTTGTTCCGGGCATCTGAAGGACAAGAACAGCTGCTCCCAGAAGTTCATCCGTGAAGATGCCTTGCAGATGGCATTCGTTACGATGATGAACAAGCTAGTATTTGCCCACAAGGAAGTCCTGCAGCCACTGCTTACTTCCCTGCGGAGCATCAGTCAGAAGGATGCCATCAGCCGATTGTCTGAATTGGATGAACGGTTAGAGAAAAATGCGGAACGTCAGAATACACTGACCACGCTAATGACAAGAGGTTACCTTGACCCGGCACTCTTCACACAGGAATCCAATGACCTGCTGACGGAGGCACAGGCACTGACCGAAGAAAAAGAGCATCTGGTATTCTCGGTCAACGGAGAGATGAAAAAGACCGAAAAGCTGGCAGACCTCATCCGCTTTTGCAGCCGGGGTGAGATGCTGACGGAGTTTGACGGGGATTGCTTTTCACAGTTTGTGGAGCGGGTCGTGATACACGAAAGGAACGCCGCAGCCTTTGAACTGAAATGCGGATTGATACTGAAAGAAAGGATACGATGAATATGGCAAACCACATCCCATATGGATACAGAATTGAAAACGGTGTGGCGGTCATTGACGAAGGGCAGGCTGAACAGGTGCGTACCCTGTTCAGTGGCTACCTTTCCGGGCTGGCATTGGTACCCGCCGCAGAAGCCGCAGGGCTTACCCTGTTCCACAGCGGTGCCAAAAGGATACTCCAGAACGAGCATTACCTGGGCGATGATTTTTATCCTGCGATTATTGACAGCGAGACCTTTTCCAAAGTCGCAGAAGAGCGGAATCGCCGTGCCGGAGCATTAGGCAGAACCCGGGAGCGGACAACACCGCCGCCTTGCGAAGCAGAGACCGCCTTTATTATAGGAAAGGTCATTCACAAATACGATGATCCATTCAAACAGGCAGCATACATTTACAGTCTAATAGAAAGTGAGGTACAGAATGGCTGAGAAAACGATCACCGTGATTCCGGCGAGAAAACGAGTCGGAAGCAGAAAACAGGTCACGGAAGAAAAACCAAAACTGCGTGTGGCGGCGTACTGCCGCGTCTCCACTGACCGTGACGAACAGGAATCCAGTTATGAGGCACAGGTGGAACATTACACAGAATTCATTGACAGAAATCCTGAGTGGCAGCTTGCCGGGATTTATGCCGATGACGGCATTTCGGGTACCAACACCAAGAAGCGTGAAGAGTTCAACCGCATGATTGAGGACTGCATGGCATCCAAGATCGACATGGTCATTACCAAGTCCATCAGCCGATTTGCCCGCAACACGCTGGACTGCCTGAAATACATCCGCAAGCTTAAAGAAAAGAACATTTCTGTGTACTTTGAAAAAGAAAACATCAATACGATGGATGCCAAGGGCGAAGTCCTTCTGACTATCATGGCATCCCTTGCACAGCAGGAATCGCAGTCTCTATCCCAAAACGTGAAGCTGGGATTGCAATTCCGCTACCAAGCCGGAAAGGTGCAGGTCAACCACAACCGTTTCCTCGGCTACACCAAGGATGATGAAGGCAATCTGGTCATCGTCCCGGAGGAAGCTGAAATTGTTCTACGAATCTATCGAGAGTATCTGGAAGGTGCAAGCCTGTTCCAGATTGGACAGGGTTTGGAATCGGATGGTATTAAGACCGCAGCCGGAAGTGATTACTGGCTGCAAAGCACATTGAAGAAGATTCTCACGAACGAGAAATATATCGGTGATGCACTCCTGCAGAAAACTTACACGGTGGATTTCCTCAATAAAAAGCGTGTTGCCAACAACGGTATCGTTCCGCAGTACTATGTGGAGAACAGCCATCCCGCTATTATTCCCCGCGAGAAGTTCATGAAGGTGCGTGAAGAAATGTACCGCAGGGCGCATATGGAGTGCGGACCTGACCAAAAACGCAGGATTTACAGCAGTCGATACGCTCTTTCGAGCATCGTGTACTGCGCTCACTGCAACGACATCTTCCGCAGAATCAACTGGAACAACCGTGGATGCAAGAACACCGTTTGGAGATGTCTCAGCCGGGTGGAAAAAGACCGCCCATCCTGTACGGCAAGAACCGTGAAGGAAGAACTTCTGCATGAGGTGGTTGTCCGGGCGGTAAACGAAGTCATCACGGGAAGTGCCTCCTTCATCCCCGCCCTGCAGGCAAGTTTTGAGAGATGCCTTGGAGACAGCAATAGTGCGGCCGTGGAAGAGATTGATGCCCACTTTCTGGAACTTCAGCAGGAACTCCTAAAACTGGCAAACGCAAAGCAGAATTACGATGCCATTGCCGATGAAATCGATGAGCTTCGAGCGGAAAAAGAAGAACTGCTTTTGCAGGAAGCCAACAAGGACGGTATTCGCCAGCGCATGGCTGACATGATTTCCTTCCTTCAGAGTGAGCCGGAAGAAGTAACTGAGTACAGCGAATACCTGGTCAGAAGGATGATTGAGAAGATCACGGTGTACGATGACCACTTTGTAGTGGAATTCAAATCCGGGATTGAGATTACGATAAACGAATAAGATGGAAATAACAGTGTGACGCTCAGACTTCTGTCTGGGCGTTTTTGTCGTTCATAGAAAGTTATTAAATGGATACACCTTTAATCATTGACAAGGGATGTCGAAATCTGTATAATTTGGGTAGTGAGATTAAATGGATATCCGAAAAGGGGTAAGACATGGCTGGAAAAGGTAGACCAACTGTAGATGATAAACGTGACAACCAGTATCGGGATCGTCTCAATGATTAGGATAATCAGATGCGTGCATATTGTAGTGAAAAGACCGGACAGCCAAAATCTCAGATTTTTCGCAGGGCATTGGAGTCTTATTTTCAGACCGTTCAGCTGAATGAACTGGAAATGGAAACAGATGGAATTAGCATGAAGCGGGTTATAAAGTGCCCCCATTGTGGTGTCAGCAATGCTATTGACCTTGCTGATTATAGCACCGGAGATTATTCCTCTGAACGACAGATGGGTGCGGAAATCCAGCACTGTTTCGACTGTGAAGGTTATGAATGTATCGGATGCGGACAGACCTTTAAAGTAGAAGGTTATATTAATGAGTATCCTGTCGGAGCATACAATTTCGAAGAAATCAATGTTACGGAGGTTGACGATGTCTGAAGAAAAAGATTTCGACTATGTAGTAGGCAAGTTGCCTCGAAAAGATAAAGACGGAAACGATACCACTGGAGATCGCATCGGCAAGGGGGGCCGGCATCGTGGTGACGGAACCTATTCCGCTGTTGCTTATGATCTGGAAGTGGTCGATGAAGACCCTACCAAGGTTGTCCCTCCAGAGCCGCAGGTCATTGTCCGCAGAGGAGTTGTTGAAGTAGAAAAACGACCTACTCGATATGAGGATTTGCCGTGGTATCAGCAGTTGATTGTGGACGGCATTGAACAGGCACTGCCCATTATTGTTGACAGAGCTGTTGACGGAGCATTCTATTGGGCTGGACGCGGATGGAATGCGGCTGTGAACTACGGTAAGCGGAAAATTGCTGAACGTAAGATAGCAAAGACTATGCCTCAGAAGAATAACGCTGCTACCCATACTGAAGCGCAGAAATCTTCTATGGCGGTAGCAACGCCGGAAAAGATCACTTCTGTCCAGGATGAAATTGATGCCGCGTATGAAAACTACAGCGTCAATATGACCAGCGAAGAGGCACAGAAAGAGTTTGTGGATGCCTTTATCCTTAGACTCCTCAGTGAGAAAAAACTCTGGAAGATTGCCCATGCAAATATCGTTGATTCAGCTGGAAACATTACCGATGGTCGTGCGATGCTCGATAAACTGAGCAGTCCGCTGATGCTTGAGAATATTAACACGATTTTGAAAAACAACCCGGTTCTGCTGGAAACATGGCAGACCATTGCACTGGAAGATATTCTGGGAAGAGAACTTATTGTGGATTCCTGCTATGTTCCTATTGAGGGACAGGCTCTGAGAAAGAATCTCATGTCTCTTTCTGTGTAAAATACGGAGGCAAGATGTCATATGCTGTTATTTTCTACGCTACTTGAAATCAATGATACAATGACAAAGGACTCCTTTATCCAGCTGGTTCTGGAGTGGAATCAGGGCAGTCCTCATGAAGAAAATATAATTCAAGGTATCGAATGGAATGGCGAACGAAATGTCCGATATGGTACCGAGACACTGTGGCTTGCTATCGAGGAATACCGAAATGAGAACATCATCGCGGTTCGCTATGAAAAAACCGAAGCAGATGGTGTGGTCTGGGATACCGACTACGTTATGAATTTTAATGACATGAGAATGTCTATTCAACTCGATCGTAGTTATTTGGAAGAGGCACTGGCCGTTGACCCAACCTTTTCTACACCGCATTTTATCACTCTACTGATAGAACACGGTTATTTGAAGGATGATGGAATTTTGCCAATGCTCCGCAAGCCGATTTTCATTAAAGCTGATAATGTCGACTTGTTGACGGATGTAATCAATGGCACTTCAAGGTATAGACTCCCTGTTGTGTATATCTCCAAAACATACTACGGTGAAGATCCGGTGGATATTTGGAAATTATCTGGAAGGTTGAAAGGTGTTGCCCATGTGCTTGTTGAAGAAGGTACATGGCTGAACGGAAGAATCCGTCGGCAGTGTGATGACAAAAATGAATTCAACGGCGCTATCGGTGTATACTTCCCCAATAGTGCATATGGTCATAAGAAGTATCTATATCGTGCATACGATGGAATTGATGCTGTTCTATCTGAAAAGGTTATTCGTAGTGTAATTCAGTACTGCAACGCTCAAATGATGGATAAGCTGTATACTTGGCAAGGCGTAAATAATGCACTTCTTAGAGATCGATTGAGTATGAGAGGTGCAGAATTGCTGGCGGCTGAATCTGAGAAAAACCGCATGGCAGCAGAAGCAGATGAACTGATTGAATCTGTAGACGAAGACATTCAAAAGCTGAAAAAACAGGTTGAAGAATTGACCCGTGCAAATGAAATCCTTACTTACGAGAACCAAGGGTTGCGCTCTAAAATGAGTAGTGCAGATAATATGCCGATACTGTATTTGGGCGAAGAGGAAGAATTCTATCAAGGCGAAATCAGAGAGATGATTCTGGACGCTATTGCTGAGAAACTCAAAAATCTTGGTGAGAAGACAAGAAGATGGGATGTTCTGACT